TATTCTGGCCGCAGGCCACCGACAACCTCGGCAACAACTACCACCTCAGCACGCTGGCAGCGGTCGAGCTCATGCGTGCCGACTTCAGCCACAACAGCGTCCCGATGGAGACCTGCGGCAACAAGGCCGTGCCGGTCATCAAGCAGTATTTTGGAGCCAACGCTAAGAACCGCGGCTTCGACCAGCAGACCGGCAAGGAGCTCACGCAGAAGGGCATCAGCACCGTCGTGGCGTGGGCTGGTGAGTGGGTGCTGTGGGGCGACCACACCGCTGCATACACCTACGGCGCCGAAGTAGACCCCCGCGCTATCTTCGACGTCTCCATGCGTATGCTCATGCACATCACCAACAGCTTCCAGCGCGAATGGAGCCCGAAGATCGACGAGCCCATGACCAGAGCGCTGAAGGATCAGATCATCAACCGCGAGCAGGAGAAGCTCGACGGCTACGTCAGCATGGGCGCCCTGATCGGCGAGCCGAAGATCCTGTTCCTCGAGAGTGAGAACAGCACCACCGACATCATGAACGGCGACTTCAGGTGGGACATCAACGTCACCCCGACGCCTCCGCTCAAGAGCGCCAGCGTCTACGTCGCATACACCGACGCCGGCTTCTCCGTCTACTACGAAGGAGGTGAGGAGTAATGGCATGGATCGACCTCAACGGCCCCGTACTGGCTGACACCGTGTACGACGCCGGCAAACTGGTCGCCAAGGACGTGACCATCACGCTGCCGGCCATCAATCTCCTGACTGCTGACTTCAAGGCGATGGGCACCCTGACGCTGCCGATCATCGGCCAGATCGAGGCTATGGAGGCGACCGTCAACAAGGTCGGCACCGACATGGGCCTGCGCTCTATGGCCTCTCTCGACAGCAGAACGCTCGAGTTCCGCTGGGTGCAGGACGTCAAGAAGGCAGACGGCTCCACCAAGACCGTCGGCTGTAAGGCGTTCCTCCGCGTCGTGACCAAGACGATCCCCGGCCTGTCCGTGGATCCCGGCAGCCAGAGCGAGAACGAGCTGGGCTACGCGGTCAGCCGCTACCAGCTTTTCGTCGACGGGACGGAATACTGGCTGATCGACCAGCTCAACCAGATCCTCCGCGTCGGCGGCAAGGACTACTACAAGCAGATCCGCAGCCTGCTGTAACAGACAGGGCCGCCCCTCTCCGGGGCGGCTCTTATTTTCGGAAAGGAGTACCCCATGAAGAACAAGATCACACTCAGCAACCCGCTGACCATCAACAACAAGAAGCGCACGGAGCTGACCTATGACGCGAATGAGATCACCGCGCAAATGTTCGCGGAGGCCGACGCCCGCAAGCTGACCGCCAGCGGATCCAAGACCGGCAACGCGGCAGGCGCGGCCGAGCTGGACTACGGCCTGCACCTCTACCTCGGCTTCGAGGCCATCATCGCCGTCAACCCCGAGATCGACATGAGCGACCTCGAGCGCATCCACGGCTACGACGTCATGCAGGTCATGAGGATCGGCCGGGATTTTATTTCCGGGAGGTCGGAGGAACCCTCCAGCCAAAACAGCTCCGGCGAGCAATCCGAGACTATGCCCGAGCCTTCCACACCTCAGTCCGAGACATCGGAGAGCGAAGGCTGACCGACTTCCTGACGGAATACGGCGAGGCCGTGGAAGAAGCCAAGCAACAGGCGAAGCGCCACCCGGCGCCGACCATTAAAAAGCCGCACATCAGGAGGAGGTGACACACATGGCAGGAAAAGGGAAAGAGCTTCAGGCGGTCGTCAATCTGGCCGGCAGCATCGACCCCTCACTCGGGAAGGCGATCGAGTCCGCGCAGAAAAAGATCAGCGGCCTGAACGTGAAAGCTCTCGCCGTGGGTGCCGCCGTCGGCGGCATCGCGGTCGCCACTGGCAAGGCCGTGGTGGAGGCCGGCAAGTACCTGAAGGATCTCGGCAGTCAGTTTGACGAAGCAGCCGACGCCATCCGCATCGGCACCGGCGCGACCGGCGACGCTCTGGATGGGCTGCTCGACGACTTCGACGAGGTCTACAAGAGCGTGCCGACCACTATGGAGGACGCCAGCAAAGCCATCGCGGACTACAACACCCGGCTCGGCCTGACCGGCCCGCAGCTTCAGGAGATCTCCAAGCAGGCGCTCCAAGTGAGCGATATGCTCGGGGACGACCTCAGCGGCGTGATCGAGGAGTCGAGCCAAGCCTTCCAACAGTGGAACATCGACGCCGACGACATGGGCGGCGCTATGGACTACATCTTTAAGGTCAGCCAGAGCACGGGCATGGGCTTCACGGATCTGATGGCAGATATGCAGAAGTTCGGCCCGCAGCTTCAGGAGATGGGCTACTCCTTCGAGACGGCGAGCGCCCTGATGGGCCAGCTCGACAAGGCCGGCGTAAACACCGACGAAGTGCTCGGCGCTATGAAAAAGAGCGTCGCCACACTCGCCAAGGAGGGTATCAGCGCCAGCGACGGGCTCGCCATGTACTACGAAAAGATCAAAAACGCCGGGACGGCCGCAGAGGCCGCCAGCATCGCGTCGGAGATCTTCGGCACAAGGGCAGGCTCCACGATGGCCGCAGCAATCCGAGACGGCTCTCTGGCCGTCGCAGACCTGACGGCTGAGCTGCAAGAAAACGGCGAGACAATCGCCGGCGCAGCTGATGACACCTACGACTTCGCCGAGCGGCTTCAGGTTATGAAGCAGGGGCTCGAAGTGGCCCTCAAGCCTATGGCGAACACTGTGTTCGACGGGCTCAACAAGTTCATGCCGACCCTGCAAAAACTGATGGAGCAGATCACTCCGGCCATCTCCAAGGCGGTCGAGGCTGCGGCCCCGTTTGTCGACGAGTTCCTGACCGGCGCGGCCGACGCCCTCGAGGACGTTCTGCCCCTGATCTCTCAGCTCGCGGCCGACCTTCTGCCAGTTCTGACGCAGCTAATGAGCACTCTGCTCCCGCCGCTTCTCAACCTCGTGCAGACACTCCTCCCGCCACTCATGCAGATCGTCTCCGCGATCCTGCCGCCTATTGCCAGCCTACTTGCCACCGTGCTCCCTATCATCACGCAGATCGTCAGCGCCGTGCTGCCTGTGCTGGTGAGCATCATCTCGAGCCTGCTGCCGGTCATCACCCCGCTGCTGGAAGTGGCCCTGCAAATCGTCAACAGCGTCATCATGCCGCTGCTTGATCCTCTGATGCAGCTCGTTCAGGCACTACTCCCCCCGATCCTGAGCCTGATCGGCGCCATCACCCCACTGCTGACTCCGCTGCTGTCTATTCTGGAACCCATCGCCAGCGTGCTCGGCACGATTGTCGGCTGGGTATCGAAGATCGTCAGCTTCGGCTCCGGCGTCATCTCCAAGATCGCCGGCCTGTTCGGAGGTGGAGGCGGCAGCGCGTCTGTCTCCGGCTATGCGACCGGCGGCTTCACAAGAGGGCCGTCCATCGCCGGCGAGGATCCACGCTACCCGACCGAGGCGGTCATCAGTTTCAACCCTGCATACCGTTCGCAAAACCTGTCCTACTGGGCAGAGGCGGGCCGGATGCTCGGGGCATCTGACGGCGAAAGCGACTACGAGCTGCTCAGCGGCGGCTCCGGCACTGCTGTGGTCTACGACCTGAGTGGCCTGTCCTTCTCTCCGCAGATCAAGGTCGAGGGCGACACTGACGAGGACGCACTGATCCGAAAGCTCCGCGACCTCGAGCCGGAGTTCATCGACTTCATTCTCGAGGCACTCAGCAGAAGGGAGGGCGGCGCTTATGTCACAGCAGACAGTCGGCTTTATTGATTATGTGGCACAGGGCGGCGACACGTTCGACAGCATCGCGCTCGTCGCCTACAACGAGGAGCGCATGGCAAGCACCATCATCGCAGCCAACCCCGACCTCAGCGACGTGCTGATCTTCGAGGGCGGCGAGTCCGTGCGGATCCCGATCGTCGAGACCGTGGAAACGCCGGAGACCCTGCCGCCGTGGAGGAGGTGACGCCGTGAAGATCCTATACGAAGGCGTCGACATCTACCCGGACATCAGCGTCCACCGCTGCTATCACGATATGTACGCCGAA